AAAAACCCCTTAGTTACGTCTTATAATAAAAACCTTCTGAGTTACGTATTAATATTTATTATACTACCTCTTTCAGAATAACCTTTCAATCTGTCAAGAGATTTCTGGTAAAGTAATATTACAGTATTCATTAGTCTATACTCCAATGACTTACTCTTTTACTTCGCATATAGTTGTAGACATAGCTATGTAAATCTCCAAATCCTTCTATGTCCATCTGCCAATCTACATAGTCCTCCGCATCTAAGCTAGATAAACCGTAGTCAAGAGCCTCTTCAAACCAACTTTCTTTTGCTCTGTCGTTTCCTACGTGGGACATGTGTTTCTCCTTACCAAGTTAGGTTATTTATAGATATTAGAATTGATAGTATTATACCAATGATACACGTAAAGATCAACAGGTAAAATAATTTATTTAACATGAACCTCATCCATTGTTTCTATCCATACTTTAGCCCCACAACTCAATGGTTTATCGGGACTATATACTATTTTACATGGGCCATCCACTATAACCTCATGACCGTAGGCATTGTCCTTATAGGTCTTCACTGTAATGACTGGCTCTCTTTCACCTGTCTTTGCATTACGTTTAATAATATGTTGATTTATGTGTATATATCGTTTCATTTCTCAACCTCTTGAATTAGGAAAGCTTTGGGGTAATTTCCCGCAACATCTTCTATGTCATGGCCCCAGTCTTCATAGATATGAACACCTCTACCATCACAGTCTTGACATTCTAGTAATTCACTAGTGGGCCACGGGCCTTGCTCTCGCATACCCATTTGGCAATCACAAAATTCTTTTATAATATAATCTACCATTACTTCTTCTCTCTTTCTTGGTCCTTACGTTTTAGTATTTCATATGCTTCGTCAAAAGATTTAGCCGTGCCGTTCACGTTTACTCTCCTCTAGTTTATAAATACAGGCATCATGGTATCGCCATCCTGTACTGTAGTCTTCCAGGCTATCACAAAATTTTGTGCGCCATCCACCTGCATTGCCGTTGCAGCATAGCATCCACCATGCATGATCGCCATCATAGTAGCTAGTGTTATAGAATTTACGATCAAAGTATCTTCTTAATCTACAATGCCAAGTATGCCAGATGTTTTCTTTAATAGAACGCATCATTTTGTGATAGCCAATTCTCATTTTATTTCTCCAAAACTGATAACGTTATCACTTTTAGTTTATACCCATGATAGCATCAGAGTGTAGGAAAGATACGGCGTTGCCATCTTCAAACTTAGTATAACGATCTGCCATACCCTCACACCATTCATTCCACAGAACTTCACTGCCACCAAGGTCTTGACAAGCTTGCACATAGCTGCTGACCTTACGTAGATTGGCATCAGTTACACGATTATGTTGCATCTTGAATGATGTTTCTGGCATGTCATGCTTGCGTAGATTGTGACAATCAAGGCATCCCACTTCACCAGCAAGGCATTGCAACATAAAACCAGCCTTGACAAGTCCAATACATGGTATGTTCTGTAGTTCTAACAGAGTTTCTTCTGTTGTAATACAGCCTTTTTTGTAGCGTTCTATCAGATTGAACAGCCATTTTCTGTTCTGTCTCATGTATGCAATGCCCTCTTTTTGCTTTGGCATCAGTTCACCTAACCCATTGAGTCCACGTTTACGATACGTTTTCATGATACGAGGTAGCGTAGACAGTTGGGTACGAATAGATGCAATCACAAAGACCGCAACCAGTTCTGTATTGCGGGGAGATTGCGAGGCAAAGTGTTGGATCATAGCTTGGTCACGTTTATACATGGTCTGCTCCTAAGTTAAACAATTGAATCAATGTAATATTGTGGTACGAAACGTATGGTGTCCATCTCCCAACCTTTCGATTGGAAGTACTGTTTTATGTGCTTTTTTGTGGTCCTACTCCCTTGTTGTTGTGACGTATCGGACGTTCTGAAAGGCCCAAAAGCATCAAACCCAGCGACAGGTGTCTCATAACTGAACAGCACTGATTCCTCTGTACCGAAGGGTCCAATATAGTTTAGCTCTTTTACATTAGAGCCTAAGTTTTTTAGTTTCATTTTACTCTATTCCTTTCCATTCTCTAAACCGCATGGGATATACTTTTATTATACTTTTAGGAGAGAGTGGGTCATTCACATATTCCTTGTATTCATCCCAGTCTTTGAGAGTACAATCTCTGCGCTTTGCAATCTCTCTCTGAAATTTTAACCATCTTCTCTTTTGTGCCATTGTCTTAAACATTTTCTCTCCTTACCAAAAGTATACAGTATACTTTTACTTTACTTTTGAGATCACGTCATCTTTCATTGTGATTTCTGCGGAGAACTCACGACCTTTTAATAAAGTCAATTTAGGTCGATGTACCGCAACAAAAGTCCCATTGGACCTGTACTCTGGCCCAAATAGGGACGTTTCCTTGTAGATCAATCGCTGGCCTACGTTTTCTTTCAACTCTTTTTTGCTGGTGTATCCTGTGAGTAACATCGTCATGGTAATTTTCCTCTTATTAAAGTGAAGTGTGTGTAGTTATCCATTTCCAATTTTTACGAAACTCATCAAAATTTTCTGATGATTCCCCGATAATCTTATCAGGATTAAATCCTGCTTCCCATGTTTTAATCATCAGAGAGACAAATTCTTTTTTAAATTTATCCTCCTGATCTAGTCCCTCCCATTTAGCATTGTCAGGGCATATATGATCTAGTTCCATTTTTTTCTCCTTACAAAAAAAAGACACACCAATCCTGTCGGGTTGATGTGCCTAACCACAATGGGCGTTGCCCAGAGTATCGTAAATTTTCTTTCAGTTAAAACGGTTCAAACGTATCCCTTGCAAAAAACTGAATGTGAGCCTGTTGCGTACCTAGTAGCGGTTCGGATACATACTTGGACATTTTATCGCACGTTCTGCCTGTTGCCGTCAAGGGCTTATTCGCCTGTTCCTTGGCGGCGGCTCTCGCATATCTGCCACGTTCTAATGAGCGGTCTTGTTTGCGTCTGGCCTTGTTTCTTTGTGCGCTGGTCATCTTTGAAATCCTTGAAAGTATACAGTATACTTTTGCCTTGCGTTTTTTTTTGAACTCTTGATCTTAAGCTGACCATAGCACATAGGCACCCCATTGTCTATGGGGTTTTGAAAATAGTTTTTCTGCTACCCATACACCATTTGCCGCTACCCATACACCATTTGCCGCTACCCATACACGATTGAAAAAAAATAAATAAAAAATTAAGACAAAAAAAAGCCCCCAGCGAATTGCTAGGGGCTATTTTGTTAGGCTAAACCATTTCGGACTTGTCGTCGTCTTGATTCTTATTATCTAGATTTTTCTTATCGAATTTTGTGTAAGGCTTGCGAAGTGCCGCTTCAAAATCCGCCAGCTCGTCTTCCATCAAGAACCCCTCGTCACTTCCAGCGGCGGTGACCGCATCTTGTAACAGCTTCTCGATAATCGGATTTAAGACATGTTCCTCTTTACCATAATCATCCATGTCTTTTTTGGTCTTGATGTTTTCCGCTTCAAACACGTCCAAAACGGTTTTTACATCGGTCTCAAAATCGCCAGACATTGGGAGTTTTTTATTCGCTTTGATAAAACGGCCACGAAAACCGCTCATCTTTTTGCGAGTTCCCTCCGACATAATCTCCTCAATTTTTTTGAATGTCGGTCCCGCTTCCGCTTTCGTGAAAGTGAATGTTGCGGCAATTGTCTGACTGGCCAAAATTAGAGATTTTGAATTAACCTCAGCTTTCGCCTCTTTTACCGTCTCTTTGTATCCATCCAAAATATTCTCGGATACTTTCAATTCCTGAGCTAGGTCTTCAATTTGCGCCAGGACTTCATCGGAAACGGTTTTCTTGATTTTTGCGTTGGACATATTGTCCTCCTCTAAAAACAGGTCTCGCCCCCGCCGCACCATGCAGCGAGTGGCTTACCTGATTAACAATGTATAAGAGCGAATCGAATTGGAAGTATACACAAGCCAAGCAATAGCGCAAGCGATTTCTGGCGAAAGTATACAGTATACTTTTGACGATATCGAAACGCCACGCTTCATCCTGACAAGCGGGCTTTCATCCTGGTTCTAATGTTCCAGCCATGCTTTAAAATTCTCGGAAGCTGAGAGTGGCCAATGGCTTGGGGAGGATTGGGGAGGTCTGGGTAGTCTCTTAGATAGCCACCACATAGGCACGAGTGATGAAATAGTGCTGGGGAGATATACAGAAAGTATACAGTATACTTTTATAAGGTATTCCCGGCGGCGGCTGAATAGCACTAGGGAGTTGTCTTGCCTACCCCCGCACAAAAAAATGTGGGGGCGCATGTATGTGTATATATATATCCCCTCAGACATTTACAAAAATACTAGGGTCTATCATCAATACAATAAACTAGGGAGTGTTACAAAAATAACACATCTGGGACACTAATTAGTTACCTCTTAGCTTATTTTTATATTATTTTATAGATTACTATTGTAGAACTAATTAAAAAGTGTTATAATAGTACTATGGAGAATTTAAATAGTAACTACATTGAGTCCTACATTAACCTTGAGGCCTTATTGTCTCAACAAATAGAATTACAATGTAACCAAGACTTCCTTTCCTTTGTGCGTTTAGTAGCACCTACTATTGTGTCTGACTTCAAGATGGGAAGACATATAGAAATAATATCAGACAAACTACAAAAAGTAGAAAGTGGTGAAATAAAAAGACTGATGGTCTTCCTACCACCACGTTCATCAAAGTCTGTTGTCTGTTCTAAACTCTTTCCTGCATGGTACATAGGTAGAAACCCCAAACACGAACTATTAACTATATCACACAGTGATCAACTAGCTAGTGACTTCGGTAGATCGGTTAGAGATATTGTTAATATGGAAATGTTTCAGAAGGTATTTCGTGGTGTGGCACTTCGTAGTGATGTACGAGCAGCAGGTAAGTGGAAGACAAACCATGAAGGAACATACTATGCGGCTGGTGTTAGGTCACAGATAGCAGGACGAGGAGCGCATGTAGCAATCCTAGATGATGCGATGTCTGAAGAAGATGCTATCTCCAGTGCAGGTAGGAGGTTTATCAAGGAGTGGTATCCTGCTGGTCTACGTACACGTATCATGCCCAATGGTTCTATTGTCATAATCAATACCAGATACCACTATGATGATCTTTGTGGTTGGCTACTAAAGCAACAAGAGAACATGCCAGACTATGAAACAATACCCTGGGATGTTGTTAAGATACCTGCATGGCTTGATGACGATGCATCAGAACTACTGGACTTACCTGTAGGGTCTAGCTATTTCCCTGAGTGGAAACCAGATCATGTCTTGAAGGTAGACGAGAATGAGATCAAGGCATCTAACGGCAGTCGCTACTGGAACGCTCTTTACATGCAAGACCCCACACCTGAAGAGGGTGGCCTCATAAAAAAGAAGTGGTTACAGAACTGGGAGTATGACGAACCACCTACGTGTGACTTTGTAATACAAACATTTGATACAGCCTTCTCTACGTCTAACACAGCAGACTACAGTGTTATACAGACATGGGGTATCTTTCAACTATATGATCAAGACGAAGACGGATATGAGGACTATGCATCTAATCTTATATTGCTTGGGAATATCAAAGGTAGATTTGAATATCCTGAACTAAGACGAATATCACAGAAGCTGTACAATCAACATAAGCCTGATCTGTGTATGGTAGAAAAGAAAGCCAGTGGTCAGTCTCTCATACAGGACTTACGTAGGTCTGGCTTACCTGTGTTAGAATACAACCCAGACAGAGATAAGGTATCCAGGGTCTACGCTGCCACACCCATGATGGAGTCAGGTAGGGTATGGATACCAATGAACAAGAAGTGGGCAGATGATCTAGTAGAGGAGCTTATACGGTTTCCCAATGCAGCCCATGATGACCAAGTGGATGCCTTAACAATGGCTGTTCACTACATGAAAGAGTCCTGGCATCTTACGCACCCTGATGATCCTGACTACGAAGAAGCACCCCGTAGTAAGAGAGCAACCTATTGGAATGTCTAAAGTCATTTGTGAGAATGACAAAACTATGGTATAATAGAAGCAAGGTTTAAACTTGGGGAATCACTATGGCAAATGATTATATGGCAAAGTTAGCGGCTGACTTAGACGGCATGACTATGGGTGGTCTAGCTTCTAAGGGTCGCTATGGCGATACCATGATAGCACACATCAATCCTCAAGAAGCACAGATGCTTATGGAAGAAGGTGGTGCAGGTACAATCAATCCTATGACTGGCCTTCCTGAGTTTTACGATGGTGACGAAGCAGGTTTTGGAGACGGTGGTTACGCTGGCTCTGGTAATTTTGGTGATGATGATTTTGGAGAATCAACTGCTGATATTAGTGGTGGTGGTGATACTGGTGGTAGTGATACTGGCGGTGGTGCTATGGATGCAGTGGATGCAGACGCCTATGTACAAGCAGCAATAGAAGACCCTGACATTCCTTTATCTGCGATTGGATCTGCTGATGACATAGCAGACTTTTATGGTTTTGGTAGTCCAACAGCAGGTTTTGGTGGTGAGGTTAATTTAAGAGATAGTATAGCTGATATAAATAGAACATTTAATAAAGAAGGTATACCACAAGAATTTGTTCCTTATTATAATTCTTTAAAAGATAGAGGACTAAGTAACGAACAAGCTATGGCTACATTAGCTGCGGTAGCAGGAACCCCTGGTGGAGCAGGAGCATTATCATCTGGATATACTGATGGTTATTCTTATGGCGGTCCTATGGGAACTTTAGAAGACCTTATAGAAACAGGGCAGACAGCTTCTTTAGAACAAAGAGCAAAAAAAGCAAAAGAAAAAGCAGATAAAGAAAGAAGCGAGTCAGATGACTTTTTAGAGAGTGAAGATTATTTTGAAGAACCAGGATTAGGAGATAGATTTGCAAACATACTTAGCAATCCTTTTTCAACTACAGTGTCACCAAAAGACCAAGCTGTTTTAGATTCTTATTCTGCACAAGGCTTAGAAGTAAAAGGCCCAAGTATGTTAGGTAATCTAGCAGGAGTCGCAGGTGGCTTTACATTCCCAGTAGGTGTTAACTTTGCAATGAACGCTCTTGGGAAATTAACAGGTACAGATATTATTGGTACTGCTATTGATCCTGTAACTGGTTTTGAATATTTAGTAGAGTCTGGTGGTGGTCTCCAACTTGCTGCTGATCAGTTAGGAGACGCACCTAATCAAGATGCGGGTAATGAACCTACTCCTACTATAACAAAAAAACGAAAAGAAGAAACAAAGTCAGACCCAGAAGATATAACAAAAAATGTAAATAAACCTGGATTTCCACAACAAAAATTACCAAGACTTACACCATTTGGTCAAACTGAATTAGCAAATATATATGGATCAGATGATCCTTTATTTAATAAATATGCAACTGGTATACAGGCATTAGTATAATGGCAACAGAAAAAAATCCATATGACATGATTCCACAAGAGGGTGCAGAAGTAGTGCCTCTTAATATGGAAGATAATGATATACCTGCGACATTTGAAGTAGCAGATGATGGTGGTGTTATTGTAGACCTTTCTGGTGCTACAGAGATGGAAGCAGATGAAGAAGTAGCTGAATGGTACGGCAACCTAGCTGAAGACATGAGCGATGAAGAGCTAGAAGAAATTGCAGAGACTGTTCTTGAAAACTATGAGGCTGATAAGGATTCCCGTTCTGAGTGGGAAGCTATGTTTGAAAGGGGCTTTGAACTACTAGGTCTTAAACTACAGCAAGGCACAGAACCATTTGAGGGTGCATGTACAGCGGTTCACCCACTATTGATTGAGTCGGCTGTTAAGTTCCAATCAAAAGCTTCAGGTGAACTCTTTCCCTCCAATGGTCCTATCAAAGCACAGATACTAGGTGACTCAACCACAGAGAAAGAACAACAGGCCAACAGGGTTCAGAACTTTATGAACTATCAGCTTACGGAGCAGATGCCTGAATACTTTGAAGAGTTTGAGCGGATGTTGTTCCATCTTCCACTGATTGGGTCTGCCTTTAAAAAGATGTACTATGATGCTACAGTCAAGCGTCCACGTTCAGAGTTTATTCCTATTGACCAGTTCTATGTGTCTTACTATGCTTCTGATCTATCCAATGCAGAACGCTACACACATGTAATCTATCGTAGTCTTGTAGAAATGAATAAAGATATCAAAGCAGGTATCTACATGGATACAGAACTAGTAACACCATCTTCTAATCCTGTAACGGGCTTTAGTGAAAAGATGGATACAATTATTGGATTGTCTCCTGACTATGATAACGATCCACAATATGTTCTTCTTGAACAACACTGCTATCTAGACATCGAAGGAGAAGAAGAATCCTGCCCGTATATTATTACGGTAGAAAAAGATTCTAGAAAAGTTTTAAGTATTCGTAGAAACTATAAACAAGATGACAAGAGCAAAGAAAAAATAAGCCACTTTGTGCATTATAGATTTGTTCCTGGTTTTGGATTCTACGGACTTGGTCTTATTCACTTCTTGGGTAATTTGACT